GTCCCCAAAGCCTCCGAAGATCAACCGACCGGGGGGGTGTATCGGTCGAACCAGTCGGCGATGTAGTCGGTCCACTCGTCTTTGTTTCGCTGCTGCTCGTCGGCTTCAAGCCGTCGCAGGCATTCCTCCTGGGTTGCCTCAACGTATACAAGCGAGGCGCCTATGTCCTGCGCCAGCCGCTCGCGCTCCGCCGTGTTCGGGTAGCCGCCTATGATGTACGCCTTGACCCATTTGCCGGCTCTGTGCTTTACCATATCGAGGAGCGTGTCCCTCAACCTGAAAACAACCGCGCGCAACCGCGCCGGCTTCTCGTAGCGGGGCAGCCCTGTTACTGCCTGCCATACGCTGTCAAGATCGACGACGAGGTCGTCCTTGCCCTTGGTCTCCTGGACCCATGTGCTCTTTCCTGCAAGCGGCGGCCCGTAAACGATGAAAGCCTCGCGCCTTCCCATGCCCAGTCGGTCGTGGATGAGGTTGTGCGTTTTGTGGCTTACTATTTCTATATTGTCCGGGTTAAACGTCACCGCCGCGTCGTTCACGTTCTCCTCCGTGAGCGCCGTCTTATGGTGCAGGATTAGGTCGTAGGGCTTCAAAATCGGGCGGCCCGTCTCCTCGTCGTAGATGTAACCGTCTGGCCTTGTGCGCTCCGCGATAATAACTTGACGGAAAGCCTCCCACTCCCTGCTCTTGTAAAATGTTTCTAGTGTGTACACGCTCCGGTCCTTCCGGGCGGGAAGCTCTGCCCGGTCTCCTCTTCCGGGCAGGGCGTCTCGTCCTGGGGTTTATCCTCATGGCAGAATTGGTTTATAGCGTATTAAGTCCCGCGGTCCATGTGTCTTTTCCGACCACGCCGTCCTGCTGGATGCCCGCTTTCTTCTGGAGGTCTTTTGTTGCGCTCGTGGTCTTGCTTCCGAATACTCCGTCCGGGTCGACCTTGATGATCTCCTGCCAAACCTTCACGGCCTGGCCCTTGCTGCCGTTCCGTAGCGTCGGCGGCTCGTCAATGATGATCTTGCCTGTTGCCGGTGCCGGTGTCGGCTGCGGTTCCGCCTCGTAGGTAATAAACACACAATTGCTCCAATACTTAAACCGCGTCAGGTCGAGCTTGCTTGCCACTACTCCGTATGAATGCCCGCGGGCTTCGTGGACCTCCGTTCCGGTCCAGACTCCGACGTGGCTCTTGGTCTTGTTGTAAACCAAAAAGCCGGGCCGCAATTGCGCCGCGTTCTTGAGCTCGCCTTTTTCGGTCGCGTATTGGTAGAACATTTCCGCATTGCAATCCTGGGCGCTGTTAAACGCCGGCGGGCTCGTCGGTGTCTTGCTCCAGAGGTAGCCCTTTATCAAGCCGCCGCAGTCGTGGACGCGCTTGCCATACTGCGTCGGAAAGTCGGAGGCGGTGTAGTATTTTGGATGCCTTGCCTTCTCGTATTCGTACAGGGCCGCGCTGGCTGTCTGTCCGAATGTGCCGTTCCAATAGGGCAGGCCGAGCTGGGCCGTCGTGTACTGAATGAGGCCGGTGTTTGTCTTGCCTGCTACTGGCTTCGCTATAATTGCCATTGTGCTCCTCCTCACCACGTCTGGTCGTCTGCCTTCTGCTGCGCGATGTCGACCTGCTTCTGTTTGAGCTTCATCGTCTCGTAGTCGTCATTGCGCCACTCCGGGTCGTTGTTCTTCAACAATAAATGAATTGCGCCGATGTCCGGCGGGCTGTAACGGTCATATTTTTCAATGGTCACTTGCGTGCTGCTTCCGGCCTTCCGCTGCGTTGTCTTTGTCTCGTCGTAGTGAAAGCCGAGGGCCTTCCGCCGCAGGGCGTCCTTCAATTCCTGGACCAGCTTTTCCTTGCCCTTGTCAAGCGCTGCGGCCAGCTCCGGGTGTATGACTTTGTAGTTGTCCCACATGCTCCGGCTTACGCCCAAAGCGTCCGCGATTTGTCCCTGCGTCATCTCGACGGCCATGTCCGGTATTTTTTCCAAATTCGGAAGGATTAGGGCCTCCCACTTGGTCTTCCTGGCCAGCGCCTCGTCAAGATCCGGGTATTGCTTCCGGTATCTCCTCAACGTGCAAAACGCGACGCCAAACTCTGCCGCGATCTGTCGCTCGCTCTTTCCTGCCTCAACCATGGCCGGGATTTCCTGCAATCGCGGGAGGACGAGCGTCTCGTATTTGCTCGGCTTCTCCTTCTGTTGGCTCATCGCCTCATCCCCTTTTTTCTTGGCATGTCGCAATTATTACGCAGGGAGCATGCCCTCTCTCCGCGCCTGTCTGTTCTCGATTTATTCCTGTAATAGTTCGGGTTTCTGCCCGGTGAATTTCTCGTAGCGGTCCAAAATAACCGCCGCATATTTGGGTTCTAACTCCATCACGTATGCTGTGCGCCCTAACTGCTCCGCGGCGATGACCGTGGTGCCGCTGCCGCCGAAAAGATCGAGGACCGCCTCGCCCTTCCTGCTGCTGTTTGCGATCAAGTTCGCGAAAAGCTCGACGGGCTTCATGGTCGGGTGCAAGTCGCTTTTCACCGGTTTGTCCTGGTGTATAACATCCGTCTGGTCGTTTAGCAAATTTCGTATAATTTCGATGAGCTGCTCTTTTTTCATGTCCGGCAGCTCCGCCTCGCTTACGGTCGACGGGTAGTTGCTAAAATTGAAATAGTGCGCCGCTCCTTCCGTCCATCCGTAGAGGCAGGGCTCGTGTTTCCACTTGTAGTCGCTGAAACCTAGGGCAAAATGATTTTTTACCCAGACCAGGTGCTGGTGGATCGTGAGATCTGCTGCGGCTGCTGCCTGCAAAAAGTCGCTTGTTTTTGTTGCTGCCAGCCAAATATAAAACGCGCCGCCGGGTTTCAATGCCTGCCGGATCAGCGTGAATGCCTGCGTCAAAAACTCTATGAATTCGCCGGTCTCTTTCGCGTCGTTTTCGATGCCGACCTGCTTTCCCTCGTCTACTCGTTTATTCGGCCGAAACTGGGCGAGCCGGTGTTCCTTGTTGTCGTAGTCTACATTGTAGGGCGGATCTGTCACTACGAGGTCAACGGTTCCGCCGCTGCCGCTGAGTAGCTTCTGCAAGTCCTCGGCGCTCGTGCTGTCTCCGACCATCAAACGGTGCCGGCCCATGGCCCAAAGCTGGCCGCGTTTGCATCGCGGCTCCTCCGGGATTTCCGGTTCGAAGTCGTCGTCTACTACGTCGCCGACATCAACCTGCAAGGGCTCGAAACCGAATGCGGACATGTCGATTCCGGCTTTATAAAGTTCTTCAAGCTCTTTTTCGAGCTTCTCGTCGTCCCACTGCGCTGCCTCCGCGGTCTTGTTGTCTGCCAGCCTGTACAGCTTCGCCTGCTCTGGTGTTAGGTCGTCGGCTACTATAACCGGGACCACCTTCATCCCGAGCTTCCTGGCGGCCTTGAGGCGCGTATGTCCGGCAATAATAACGCCGTTCCCGTCGGTGATGATCGGGTTCTTAAAGCCCACCGCCTGTATGCTCTCGGCTACTGCGTCCACCGCCTTGTCGTTCTTCCGTGGGTTGTCTGCGTATGGGATGAGATCCTCAACGGCTTTATATATAATTTTTAAATTCTCGATGTTTTCCCGTTTTTCCATGTCATGCTCTCCTGGCCCGCTGCTCCTCGTGTCGTTCTAATGCCTCGAGCCGCTGGTCGGTGCTGTTCTGCTTCTGTTCAAGAATGAAAGTTCTTTCGATGACGCTGTTGTGCTTGTCGACCTTCTGGTCCATCTGCGATTGCCGCTCGTCGAGGATGTCTACTTTCTTTTCGATCTTGTCCTCGCGTTCGTCTATCTTGTCGACCTTCTTCTCAACCTGTTCTATTCGGTACGCGGTCAAGCGAAAGCCGCCGAACGCCGCAATAGCTGAGCCGAGGAGCCCTGCAATTGCGACAAGGATTTCACTGCCCATGGCTCTCGTCCTCCTCGTCTTCCGCTTCCGGTTTCTGTTCCTTCTCGTCGCTCCTGCGGAATTGCGCGATTATCTCGTTCGTATAAACCGCGGCGCCGGCGATCAGTATTCCCTGGGTAATAGCCGTAAAAATCCCGGTCACTGAGATCCCGGTAGAACCTGCAACGTACAAAAGCGCAAGGAAAACGCCGACGGCTCCCAAAATTGCCGGGATAAACCGATTTTGTACGGTCGCGGAGTCCTTTATGATGCAGCCCAAAATGTACAGGACCGGTATCAAGATCAACAATTCCGGTTTTATGTAGTCAATAAACGTCATGCGCGCTCCCTCCCTTCGCTTTTTGGTCACTTTAATGTTAAAGTATTTAACAAGCGCGCGCAAGGACAAAAAAGCGACAAAAACGAAAGACCGCGCAAACGCCTATAAAATAAGGCGCCGCGCGGCTTTTCCCGGTTGTCGCACCTGCAAAATGCGACAAAGTTCTCTATAATTTCCCGACGGTTGCGCTCAACTTCTGCACCAGCCGCTGCCTTCCTCGTGCCGCGGTCTTCTCGCTCGTGTGGATAATGTCGGCGATTTCCGTGTTGGTCTTCCCTGCAAAATAATAAAGTTGTATCGTCTCCGCGTAGCGCTGCGCGGAGATCTGGGCGAGGGCCTGCTCAACCGCTGCCGCCTGCTCCGCTGTCACGCGGTTCTCTCCGTAGCTCCGGAGAATGTATTCTGTGCGTTTGTAGCGGTTCACCGGTTCCCGTAGCATCCCGGCCTTGCGCAATTCCTCGACGGTCTTCTTGGCTGCTCTCTCCGCTGCCTTCTCCGTCGCTGCTGCGATAATCTGTTCAAGGTTTAGCCGCTGCCGCTGTTCTTCCTTCATCTGCTCCCTCCTCTGTTTTCTCCTGGTACCAATTGAGGCCCGGTAGTCTTCCGACGCAGTCGTTCTGGCTGAAAATATAAAGCACCGGGGCGTTTGCGTTCGGCTGCGCCCATTGTAGCCTTTTCACTGCCTTTTTATAGTCTATAATGCCTTCTGCGGGTGAAAATATAACCGGCTCTGTGAGCCATGTGTTATATCGCCGGATGGCTGCGCGAATAGCGCCATGATATGTTTTTGCGTTCTTGTACCGATCGCGCCTCCGCTGCCGATTCTTTCTCTTCGCTTCTCTTAGCCGCTGCCTCTGTTCGTCTCTCATTTGCTCCCTCCTCACTTTCTGCTAATTCGTCCCAAAACGTAACCGAGTATAATTCCCAGCAGTGTTCCAATAATAGCAATCAAATATATTTCAGTCATTCGTCCACATCCTCTCGGCAGCCCAAAATCCGACAATAAATCCTATTATGAATATTTCAAGAACAATAAGAACAATAACCACAACAACATATAGGTCAGTCATCCGCTGCCTCCTCTCTGTTTTTCGCGGCCTTGATGCGCCGCTGCTCCATGGCCTCGTTCAAGCTCGTGCGGCCCTGCTGGTACTTCTCCGCGACCTCGCGGATCTCTTCTGTTGTCGGTGGAAACTTGTTTTTACTTGTCCACTCGTCAATCGCTGCGGCGACCGCCTCGTCGTCAAGATCGGAAAGCCGGAACCACCAGATCTCCAACACCTCCGGGTCTCCAAAAAGTCCCGCTTTCGGGTATGCTCTCCGCAAGCGCCCGGCAAGGTTGATAAAATTATTTACTTTCACGCGTTATCCTCCTCTCCTGCCGTTTCTTCTTCGTGACGGTCATGTAGTATTTGTGCTGATATTCTTTCCGGCGCTCCTCCTGGATCTCGTCCGGGACACGTTTGCTGCCCTTTTTCCGTCCGTGTTTCGTTGTCCTGGCGATGATTTCCCAGTCAAAATTAAACTTCATGCGCCGCCTCCTCCGCTGCCGCCTTTTTGTTCTCTTCGTCGGTTTTGACCATCTGCGCATAAAGGCGTTCCAAAATCCGCCGGAATGTCGGCGTTGCTGTGATGTTCTCCTCCGTCGGCTCCGCGTCGCCGAGCTCCGTGTATATCTTTTCGATCTCGTCGTCTGTGATGCGCAAGTAAATATTATATGTCACTTTTGCCATCCGTTCCCTCCTGTCGATGCGTTCTTGGATAATGTCGTGTGCCTTTGCCATGATTGCAAAGATCTCGCTATAATATCTCTGTAAAACCTCCGGGCGCGGGTCGAGCCCGTTGCATTCCCGGTTCCGCGTCTTCAAAATTTCGCCGTTGTCGTCTCTGGCCCACTTCTGTGTTGCCGGGTTCCTGATGTAGCCGTTCCGGATAAAGCATTCAAGGCTCCAGACCGAAACGTCGCAAAACTGGCAGCAGGGCTCCTGGTATTTCAAAATAGGCATTTTTTATTCCTCCTGCTTATTTCCCGCGGCCGATCTTGATGCGCGGCTCCAGCCGCTGCCGGATCTCGTCGGCGATGGCGTCGCTCTCCTCCTCGGAAAGCTCGCGGCCGTCTGTGCTGTATTCCATGACCGTTGTCAGCCGGCATTGCCGCTGGCAGATTTTCTGGTCTGCCCGGTGTGGGCATGTTCTGTGTTGTGTCGGGTCGCAGATGTATAGGCTCATGCTTTTCCCTCCTGTTCCGTTTCCCTGCGTAATTCATCCGCGATGCGCTGCTGCTCCTCCTGCTCCTCCTCGGAAAGCTCGCGGCCGTCGGTGCTATACTCTTTTACCGTAGTCATACGGCAAGCCCACCGGCAGGCTTCTTTCGTGCATTCCCGGTTTTTCTCCGGATCGCATCGATACAATTTCGTCCGTGTTTCGCTCATGCCGTTGCCTCCTTCCTGGCGATGCGCTGGCGCTCTTCCTCCGCCGCTGCGTCTGCCTCTGCTCGTCTTCTCTCGCGTTCCTCTTCCTTCAGGATCTGTGTTACCGTCTCGGCCCATGCCTCCGCAAAAGCCCGCACCGCTTCTTCCGGTTTGCTGTCGTGGTCTCCATAACACTGTTGCAAGCGCTTGTCTTTGAGGTTATATTCAAGCGTTACAAACGGCGCCCGGATGTTCTCTGCCTTGCGTAAAAACGCGATGAAGTCGCGGCCCTCGGCCATCTTCTTGTCGTAGCCCATCCGGCCGACGCAGTGCTTTAGCGCCGTCCCCTCGCGTACAAGATCGGCGGGCGCTGTCGGGATGATGATGCAAAATGCCGCCGTTTTCTGCTCGAACCGTTTTACTGCTTCCGCGGCCTTTTTGAAATCCTGGCAAAGCTGGCGCCGCTGCTTCCGGTCTTCCTTCGCCTTCTGGCTGTGCATCTGGTCGATTCTCAGGTCGTGCATCCGGTCGAAATCCCGCGGAAATACCACCTTTGTGTCTTTAAGATCGAGGCCCAAATATACGCAGGCATCTATATAGTCCCGATAGCTCGCGCCGATGCTCTGCTCGTGCCCGCTGCGCTCGTTGGTGAGGTATTCCTCTATTCGTTCCGCCGTGTGCCACTTCATGATCGGCGCCGCGTAGTAGCGCATGCGGTTCTGCCGCTGCCTGTGGTCGAGTTCCTGGTTGTATGCGTTCTTTATCTCGCACCGCAATTTGTACGCGGTCAGCGTGGCGTGTGGTCCGTAGATGTTCGCGTCCCTCCGCTGCTCCGGGGTCAACGTCCGGAGCCACTTGCGAAAATTGCCGTCTTTCGTTGCCTTCTTGACGAGGCTCTTTTTCGGTATCAATCCCAATTTTCCGAAATACTCCACGCCCGGGTTCTCGAGCCATGCGTTTAGGTAGCTGCAAAGCGGGACCCCTGTGTCCGGTCTCCATCCGCAATACTTGAACCGTTCGCTCTTGGCTACTGCCTCCGGGTTTACCAGCCGCATATATACTCCGGGCCGCTGGTCGGTCGGTATGGTCCGCCAGTCGCAGTCGGCGATGTCGGTCTCCGTTGGAAACCAGCAACACCAGCCGCCGCATGGGTTGTTCCAAATATTGCGGGTTATCATCCAATTGTCGCCGATGAGCTCGCGCATGGTCTCTAATAGTTTCAGCTCGTATTTCGGGCGGCTGCTTCCGTAGTCTCTCGGGGCCCTGTGCTTCTTCGCTGCAAATACGCGGGCGAGGAGCGTTCCCTCGTGTTCCTGCAAGTAAACGAGCCACGCGATGCTCTTGCTGTCTGCTGTCTTCGCTGCTTCCTTCTTTACCGCTGCCGGGATGCGCATTTCCTTCATCGGGATGTTCTGGTTCCAGACCCGCGGTATGCTGTGGTTTGTTGCGCACATGGTTTATCCCTCCAAAAGATCAAACAGGGAAAGCTGGCCCGCCACGGCTCCGGTTGCCTTCTCTTCTCTTTCCTTCGCCTTAGCCGCTGCCGCTTCTGCCCTCTCTGCGGCGCGGAGGCGTTTCTGCCTCCGCTCTTCCTCTGCCCGTTCGATTCGCTTGCGTTCCTCTGCTTCCTTCTCTGCCTTTTTGCGCTCCTCCTCGGCTCGCCTCTCTGCGTTCCTGGCTGCGATTTCCTTCTCGCGCTGCTCCGCGTCGATTGCCATCTTGCGCAGGTCCTGCTTTGTCTCCGTTTTCTCCGGGATGTCGTCCTCCTCGAAATAATGGACGGCCCAGCCGTAGACCTCCGCGTCTTCAATTACTGCGCAATTGTTTACGGCCTTTTTTCTTGCCTCTCCGCGGATGTAGCTCCAACAACCGGCCATTGTTTTCGTTCCGTTGTTGATCTTCTCTGCGAGGGCCTCGCTTGCGTTCTGCTCCAAATAGTCAAGGATGCGCCGCTGCCCGTCGTTCTCTGCCTGCAATTTAATTTTCCCCATGGTTCCGCCTCCTGTTTATGCGTTCTGCCGTTCCTGCTGCTCCTGCTCTAACCGGTCGAGGAGCGCCTTGCCCTCATTGATCTTGTGGTCAAGCTCCAAAAGATCGGCCGTCAGCTGCTCTGCTTCCGTGATTAGGTCGTTCGCCTTCTTCTGCTTCTGGGTGATCTCATAGTTCATTTGGCTCCTGCGGGCCTCCTGCTCTGCAAGTAGCGAAATCAGCCCGGCGATCAACATGCCCGCCTGTTCGTCGGTAAACGGTGCGGCCGCTACGCAAGGCGCCGGGGCGAGGTCCTGGTGCTGCTTCTTTTTCGGTGCCTTCACTCGCGCGTCCGCTGCCGCGATGGCCTCCTCGGCCAGCTTCTGTATGTGCGTCAGATCGTTGCAACACACCGGGTCGTCTGTTTCCGGCCATGCCTTGTATGCAAAATCTTTAAATACTTTTTTTGCGTTTCTGGCGTCGTGCCCTGAAAATTGCTTGTAATAGTTCCGCAAGGCTCCGAAGGTCAGTCCGTCGTCGATGATCCTGTGCGCCGCGCTGGCGATGATGTCGGGCGTGATCTCGTAGGCGTCCGCCGTTGCCAATATGCGCCGGATTTCCGCGGTGTTCGTCGCGTGAAGCTCCGCGAGGATGTTTATCTGCTCCGGCTTGTCTTTTGCTAGCCTGTATTCCTGGACGATCTCGCTCCGTGTCTGCTTGTCAATTGCTGCCATGCTCTGCCTCCGTTCCTGCCTGGACCGCGATGCGGTCGGCGATGTCGTTGATCTCCTGGTCCGTCAATCCCTCCGGGGCCCGGACTCCGCATACTGTGTGCAATCCGCAATATTTGCAATTCGCTTTTTTGCAGATCTGCTTTAACGCGGTCAAGGTCGCGACCGCTGCCGTTTTTAATTCCTTCGCTGTCATGCCTGCTTCTCCTCCTTCTTCTTGAGGCTGTACTTAGCGAACCGGACGTCTTTCCCGAAACGGTTTTTTTCCTTCACCATCTCGGTCTCTATTTCGATTCCGTCTGCCCGCAGGTCCCAAATCCGGGCGCCGAGGCGCCAGCATCCGTAGTCGTGCGCCGCTTCCGCCTGGGTGATGCTGCCGTATTTGATCAAGTGCTCTAATATAAGCCGCGCGTGGGTCTCTGTTGCTGCTGTCGTGAGTGCTGCGTTCATGCGTTGTCCTCCTCGTCGTGTTGTGCTGCCCATGCCTCCGCCATCCGGAGCCACCGGGCGTCTTCCGTTTCTTCCTTCCTGTCTGCCTCCTGGTCCTTCTTGTACCACCTGCGGATCGTTGCGAAGTCGTCCTCGTATTCCTTGCCGCTGCTCTTCTTGTAGCTGCTCAGGTCGTCGATATAATCCCGGAAACTGTCGCCGATTTCCTCTGCGAGTGTCCGCTGCTGCTCCTCCGTCAAGAAAACATTGTTATAAATTCCGCAAAGATCGGGCGCGGGCGTGTTACTCTCTCCCTCTCCTTCTTCTTTCTCTTTTCTTCTCTCTTCTTTCTTCTTTCTTCTTTCTAGACCGTCACTTTTGCGTTTCTGTGACGTTTCGTGTGACGTCACCGCGTTTTCTGCGGGTTCCTGGTCGTCGGTTTCGGCCTTCGCTTCAAGCCGTTTTCGCTCCCGCCATGCCCTTGTCCGGAGCTTCGTCTGCTCCCTCACTCGGTCTAGGCTCTCGACGTTCTGGTAGCGTGCCCAGTTTGAAATCTGGGCTATATTGTCTACAATTTCAATCATTCCGAATTTTTCAAATAGCTGCATCGCCTGCCGGATCAACTGGACCGGGATGTCAAACTCCGCGGCCAGCATCTCGTCTGTATAGGGTATTTCTTGCGTAAAGTAGACGAGTCCGTCGTCGTTTACCGCTGCCGCAAGATCAAGCAGGAAAACCCAACAACAAACGAATTCGGCGCCGTTCGGGAGCCTCTTCAACTGCTTTATTTTTCGGTTGTTGTGAAACCCTGTAAACAACTTGAACCACTTTATTTCCTCCATGGTCTGCCTCCGTTTCCGCTCAACTTGTCCCGGCGGTAGCCGCTGCCGGTATATCGGAGATATTGTAAAAAATATCCTTTCGGGCGCTCATGGCCTCGTAGTATTCCGCGCGGGCTCCCTTGCTCTTCTCCCATCCTGGCAAAAACAAAATACTTTCCGAAGCTCTCAAAAGCCCGAGGGCCGCCTCCATGTACTGCTCCCAGCTGGTCGTCTCCGGGTTCAGGATGTCCTGCAAGAGGCAAGGGTTCACGGGCTCGTGTCCTGCCTTCCGGATCTTGTCGGCCGCTGCCGCGAAATCTGCGCGCGCCTGCGCTGGCGGTCTTCCTGTTACAGGACCGGAAATATAAATTTTCATTTTGCTGGCTCCTCCTGTCCGATGTTGTACCAGGAGACCGGGCAACTTTTTTTGTTGCAAAATTCGCAGTTAAACGGTTCCGAAAACGTGCAACCGAGCCGCCGCGCGGCGTCCTCCGGGGTCTCTCCTGCAGGCTGCTTCTGCTCCGGGGTTTCCGGGTTCTTCTTTATGATGCGCGCCTTGTATCCGCTGGCCGCCAGGTCCTCGCTCTTCTTCCAGATCGCGTGAAAATCCGCCGTTGCTGCTCCTAACGGCTCCCAGCGCCGCGTCTTCGTGTCGAATGTTTCAATCTGCCACATGCTGTGTTCCTCCGTTTCGTTAAATTTCGCGGATTCTAATTTTGTGCAAGTAAAGCATCAATTTCCGCTTGATTATGTATTCCGGCGTTCTGACTCCCTTCGTGTCCTCGACCACCTCCTCGCCGGTCTCGGTGTCGATGTAGTAAAAGTCGGCGATATAGTCGACC